AAGCTGGTCAGACCGTGATAGTTGCCAAAGGTGCAGAACAAGCAATTAAATTTATAGAAAATCTCACGAAAGGAGATGTATGAGTGGAAACAAATTAGGAGGGCTAAAAGCAAGAGACACTAACAGAAAAAGATATGGTGAGGACTATTACGCCAAAGTGGGCAAACTTGGAGGACTGAACTATAACCCAGACAAGCCAAAGGGATTCGCACATCCTAATTCTGATCCTAGAAAGGCAGGAAAGCTTGGTGGAATGATTAGCAGGCGTGGAAAGTCTAAGAAAACTATAGACCACGACAAAGCAAAAGCAGAATTTGACAAAATTAAAGAAAAGATTGGCGAGCAGTATGAAGATATTGGGAAAATCAACTAAGTACTCAATAACTAAAGACCAAACAGACTATATTGTTGTGAGGCTCTTAATAGCTTTTGCAATGTTAGGGTTAATAGTTTGGCTATCTTCGGCAATCTTAGAAACAGCAATCGTGGTCGGGATGAAGATAGGCGATCATTTGTAAAAATGTTAAATAACTAAACTAAGTGCTTGCGTGAGATGATTTGCTCTCTCAGAAAAAGGTAAATGGAACGCTACGGATTTTATAGCACAGCAGTAGTGGACAGCCAGCTTAGAAACTAATGAAAGGAAGCAAATGGACAAAAGAATAAAGTTTTTAATCAAAGATTTGATAGCTAAAGAAATTTTATATGAGCTACTGAAAAACGATTGTGATAAAAAATCACAAAAGGTAGTAGAAGATTATATAAAAAAATTGGAGGAGAAGGTATGAAAAAGTTTATAAAAATAACGGGGGTAAAATGATATTTTTACTAATAATTTTACTAACAATAGCAACAATAACAACACTTGTTTTTTTACAGAGCGAACCCTGCATACGCCAACAGCGAGGCTATAGCTGTCGAGGACGAGTTTGTAAAGGTAATAAACCTCATTAAATGAAAGGAGTAAATAAATGAAATTTTTCTCAACATTTACAGGTATAGGAGGATTTGAAATTGGAATACAAAATGCTTATTTACGACACCTACAACAGGTCGCTCTTGAAGCAAAAGCGGCAATCCAAGCTCTTAAAACTACTGCGCAAAGGAGCGATTATGCTGGTATATTCTGAATCACACGACCATAGTCCAAGAGATTTTGACAAAATAGAGATACCGAAATATGAGGACAAGCACTCTAGGCTATACTTTCAGCCAAACACCAACCCTCAGAAAGCACACAAAAATGGCTTTAGACTTGCAATAAGAGAACTTAAACGCCTAAATCCTCATTTAGCCACTCCCCCAATAAAAGGAAAGGATTAGTATGAGCAAGCTACAGCCGACATCACCAAAAACCTGCAAACAGAAGCACATGTACCATAGCAACGAAACGGCTAGAAGAGCACAAAAGCGTAGAAACAAAGCTGCTGGCTTTAAATATCTATCCCGATACCAATGCAACAATTGTGGATTTTGGCACTTAACCACCCAAAAACAAGTAAAAGAATAATAGGAGTAATAAATGAGTAAAATTAGGATAGAAAAGATTGAGTCAACTATTGTATTAAACCAGGACTCAGCACAGCTTTTAGTAGATGCACTACTTAGTTACGCTAGTTCTTTAACGCAAGACCGAGATAATTGCAAATGTAGTTACTGCGAAAAACCAGAACAAAGAGCTAAAAAAATACTGGATATATATTTTGAGGCTTACCCATTATCTAAAGTGGCTAGACACGCCATAGGCATACCCACTCTAAAAGAAATTGAAGATAGGATACAAGCCTCTCTTAAAGATGGAGAGAACCAGTTAGGTGAGAAGTCATGAGTAGTATTGCTTACGATATTGAAACTGGCACACCATATACGATGATTAAAGGTATACCGCATAAATTAGTAACTGAATATAGTGAAGATAAAGATGGCATGACTGTAACGGCTAAGTTTGTGCCAGCAAAATCCCTACCTAATAACGATAAGCAACCTAACCCAGTACAGGAGAAGCAAGAATGAAACACTTACAACCCATATTACAGGAACTAGTACACAGCATTTCAAGTATCAGAGCTGGCAAAATGCACTAAATAAATGGCACGCTAGAAGCCCTCATTGGTGGTAGGAATTTAACAATTAAACGAAAGGAACAATCATGCTAATACAAGACATAACACCAGCAAAAGATGAACTAGACAGAGCAATAGCCAAGAACCAATACTTCATAACAAGACTAAGCGACTGGCGGAGCAAGAAAATTGAGGTGCAAGAACCGCTAGTAGTGAACAAACTATCAGGGTGCCACTTCCAGTTATAACTCATAACATTATATGGGTCGCTATATAGAGGTTATGGGGAAATATACCCTCACCATATGGCAGTTTGTTTGAGGTGTGATAGAAAATATTTGTAAGAGGTGGTATAATAAAACCAAACCCCAAGCTGTAATTTCTGAAAAAAGTTACAGCATATTAGAACTTCTACCAGAGCTGGTCTGCTTACCCACCAAGATAGGCCAGCTAGAACCTTTGACCAGGCTCTGTGCAAAAAGAACTTGAACTGTAAAACATCTCTTTTCTTGCACAACCTGGTAGGCGTTTTAATGAATAGAAGGGGAATGAGTGGAACGATTACCAATAAGTAAACTTGCAAACAGCACAGGGCAGATAGATGGAGTGCCTGCTAATCCAAGAACAATAAAAAAAGACGACTACGACAAACTAATCAAGAGCCTGCAGGAAGACCCAGACTTCCTAAACCACAAGCCACTGCATGTATATCAGCAGGGCGATAAATATGTCGTGCTAGGCGGTAACCAACGCTTGAAAGCACTCAAAGAGCTTGATTACAAAGAAGTACCCTGTACCCTGTACAAGCCTGAAACACCGCCAGAAGTGCTTAGAGCAAGGGTTATGAAGGACAATGCAGAGTTCGGTAGCTGGGATATGGACATGCTCGCCAATGAGTGGAGCGATTTTCCGTTGGCTTATTGGGGCGTTGATTTACCAGAAGATTGGCTACAAGACGAGCAGGAAGTGATTAGATTATCAGATGGTAAAGATGTAAGACAAGAATATTTAATTGGAATGTCAGTTCCCCCTGTAATGATGGCTCAAGTAGCACATCAAGTCTATGAACAGCTTATAGAGGTAACACAATGACCGATTCAAAGCAAACGGGACTAACTAGAGATGAAAAAGGTCGTATTACGGGCGGGCATCCACCTAACGGATTAGACAAGAATCCTCAGAACCGCAGTAATGGCAAATGGAACAAAAATGATAGCTACTCATACCAGCTAAACATGATGGATCGTCTCACCGTCAAAGAATTCAAAGACTGGATCAACAAACACCCAGAAGATGTGAGAACAATGGCACAAGAAAAAGCATACAACGCCCAAATAAAAGCTAGAAAAGACTTAGCTTATCTAAAAGAGGTTACCGACAGAACAGAGGGTAAAGCTCCACAAACTATAGATCAGAACAACACCGGTGAATTAACGATACGGATTAAGAGTTTTGAAGAATAGGTGGTAACAGTTGGAAACAGTACTACCACATCACTTTGAGCCAAGAATCTATCAGAGAGGCTTTTGGAATGCGGCTGATAAGTTACTCCGAATAGTAACAGTATGGCCTCGCCGTGCAGGTAAGGATAAGACGATGTATAACAAACTAATAGAGAAGGCTGTTCGGCGTAAGGGCAACTATTTCTACATCTTCCCTGAATACAATCAAGGTAAAAAAGCCCTCTGGACGAATATAGACAAAGACGGGTTCAGGACGATTGACCACGCTCCCAAAGATATTGTGCGACGCACCAATAATACTGAAATGCTGATAGAGCTAGTCAACGGCTCAACAATTCAAATAGTCGGCGCAAGTAGTATAGACAGGGTAGTAGGCTCAAACCCAGCCGGTGTAGTCTTTAGTGAATACTCACTAATTGATCCGATGGTCTGGGGCTATGTGCTACCGATACTGGCCGAGAACAAAGGCTTCGCTTGGTTCAACTTTACGCCAAGAGGCGCTAACCACGCTAAGAGACTACTAGAACAGGCTAGAGACAACCCTGATTGGTATGCACAACACCTGAACGCTGAAGATTGCGGTGTATTTAGTAGTCAAGAACTGGTCAAGATACGAGACGAATACTTTGAGCTGTACGGTGACTATCACTTATTTGAACAAGAGTTTATGACCAGCTTTGACGCGCCAGTAATGGGGGCTTACTATGCTACTCACATCAAACGGGCCAAAGACGAGAACCGCATAACATCAGTGCCATACGACAGCGCTGTACCCGTTCATACTGCGTGGGATCTGGGTATTGGTGATGCAACTGCCATTTGGTTTTATCAGACAATCGGTAAAGAGATACACATAATAGATTACTACGAGAATAACGGCGAAGGATTAGCTCACTATGGCAACATCCTAAACGGCAAGGGTTACGCCTATGGCCGACACTACTTTCCGCACGATGGTAAAGCTAAAGAATTAGGCACTGGCAAAACTAGACAAGAGGTGGCTAGGCAATATGGCATTAACGCCCAGATACTACCAATGCAATCAGTAGAAGACGGCATTGAGGCGGTACGAAACTTAATTGGCAAATGCTGGTTTGATGAAAAGAGATGCGAACGAGGGCTAGATGCACTAACTAACTACTCCAAAGACTTTGACGAGGAACGGAAAATATATCGCAACCGACCACGACACGACTGGTCTAGTCACGGATCCGACGCCTTCCGCTATTTAGCAATGGGCTACAAAGAAAATTACGATATACCCCATAGAACAAGACCTAAACCAAAGAAAGCGAGGTTTCACGTATGAAAATAGACTATAAAACAGTTGACGCTAGACACTTTAAGCAAACAGGTGTTGAACTAGTCAAGAAAATTAGCAAATTATGCGATGAGAAGATAAGCAAAGCCCCAATCTGGACTAAAGAAGCTGTACCGTCAACCCTACTAATAACCCCCGATCAATTCAAAGAGTTTGGACGACTGCAAGAAGAACCTAGTGCCGAACCAACCGGCAAAGAACTATTTAAAACAGGAGGTGGCTATATGCTAGAAATAAAGGTGGTAGAAGGATGAACGAACAACCAGAATATGGCACGGTAGACTGGGAAGAAACAAATTCAGATGGCACGACGACAGTAAACGAGACGGGCTTTTACAACGGCATAATAAACAAACGCAAAGTATCCATCAGAAAAGATATAGTTACAAACGAGTCGGACTGGTTAAAAGACTTGCTGGCGAATTTATCACCAATGAAAGGCGACAGCCCGAGCGTAAACATCAACATCAAGAAAGACAAATTCAAAAAACCCTATATGATACAGATAACTTGGGTGACTGAGAATTATCATAAAAGAATAGATAAATAATATGGTATAATTACCATTAAAGGTAGCCTAGTCGTCGTTACACCTGCCAACAAGAGGTAACGACCAGTGCAATATATTACCGATTCTAATGAGCTACATAAGCTCTACACTCAAAGTAAACAAGAATCAGACCAGTGGCGAGAAGATTACCACGAGTTTGAACGACTAGCCGATAACGATTTAATTGATGACCTAGACCCGAGCTTACCAGAGGTCAATGACGGCACGCTAAGTGCCTCACTTTATAAACTACCAAAACGAATAGTTAGCAACGAGCTAACAGGCACAGCCAAATCACTAGACCGAGACGAATCGTGGATAAGTGATTTTGCGACAATTCATTGGCAGAATACAATAATACCTAATGCCAACTCTCAAGCACCATTTATTCGTAAATGGAAAGACGCTGTAAGAAAATCGGCTATATACGGATCAGTGCCAATAATCACCCTATTTGTTGAGAGGGGCGACTACATCGGCTCAGACTTTATAATTGCTCAACCGCAAGATGTCAGACTAGAACCTGGCAAAGTATCTGATTATGACAGCAATATAATCTTCTGGGATGTTTACTACACTAAACAGCAGGTACGAGAGATGTTAGACATTGCCAAGAAGCACAAGAACACCGAAGGTGAAGGTACTTACGATAACTGGGACAAAGACGTACTAAAACAAGCTCTTGAAGATAACGCCCAAGACGAAAGGGACAACGACCAAGACCACCGCAGGCGCAATGAAAAAAGCACAAAACAACAGGGCATAAAGTTTTGCATAATCTTCCAACGGGGTGTAAATGCACCATTCTATATGTATTACCCAAAGAGCAAAAAGAACGCCCGAGAATGGACTAACCAAGACCCGACTGGTGATATGCCAGTCCACTTCCTCTACTGCTACCAAGACTTTGTAAACCCTTACGGCACGGGCATTGTTAAGCTAGCTGGCGGTACTCAGAACGCCCTAGACTACTTCAGGCAAGCCGATATACTAGCTACCCAACTAGGACTCCGACCACCAGTATCAATTGCTGGTGATACTGACGGTCTAGATCTAGATTCAATTGTTTATGAGCAAGATGCACAATGGTTAGTTGGCCAAGCTCAGATACGCCGAGAAGAACTAAGTAACCAGATTTACTCGCAACTACCTAACCGAATAAGTATGTACAAAATATCACTAAACCAGATGATACCGACTGGTGATACTTCAATTGCAGCAGGATCGGGTGACACAAATTACAGCAAGACACCAACAGGGGTTAAATTCCAACAACAGAGCCTATCAATAGATGACGAGGACTTTAAAGACAACCTATACCTAACCTACGAAGCCGTAGCTAAAAGTATGATAAACATCCAGTTTGCCAATATGCAGGGGACTGATTTAGTAAAGCTATCTGATGATGAGCGACAACTGCTAGTACAAGGTGGTATGGACTGGCCAGTGGACGAGAACGGCGAACTAATAAACTCTAACGAACTTGAGGTGTTATGGGATGAGGTACGCTCAACCTTTGACTTTAAAATTGACGCTGATTTAGACAAGGCCAAAGACGACGAGCAACGCCTAGAATCACTACTAAAGATAGTTGAGCTAAGAGCTAGTGACCCAACCCTAGAGCAATCACTAATGCAAGCTGGAAAACGGCTTAATTTGGGTGAACTATTTAGCTCAATCATCCAGCTAACCTCTGATAACGACAAGATAATTCAAGACATTACCCCAGAAGACCAACAACAGCTAGAAATGGCCGAACAACAGCAACAAATGCAAGCTCAACAACCAGAAGTACCAACCGAACCCGAAAACGCCCCCGATCAACCTCAAAACGCACCCGAACAAGAGCTAGCGATTATAGACGAGATAATGAAGCAATACCAAGTACCAGAAAATGTAGCTAGAGCGATGAGAGAGGGTGAACTGATGGGCTTAGATGACGAGGGTATTGCCGAGATAAAAGATATGCTAAGTCAAGAGGTGGTCAACAATGGTTAACGATTCAATCCTATACAGTGGCCAAACCTCAGCCAGTTTTGCTAAAAGCCGTAAGGTTATTGAGAATGAAGCCAAACTAGAAAACCAAAGCAAGATACTGCCAGTGGCTAAGATACTTGACGATAAAATTAAACGACACCGCGAAGTAATTGCCGGTGAACTAGGCAATATAATCCATATGGAAATGCGAGAAGAAGATGTCAAAGCAACAATAATGGGGCTAAGGCTTGCTGACCAACGAATGCTACTACTCCAAAACGACTTACGAGCAATTGTTAAAGCTAAACCACTAAAGAAGTCTAAAGATGAACAGTGAAGAATACACACCATACACCAAACAGGCTCAAGAAGCTGAGATAAAAGACCAACAAGCCGAAATGACCTACGAAGAAGTAGCTAACTTAATGAATAGGCAATCGGAATACAGCCTAGAACTAGATAATCTAAAGCCTCAACAGCATAACTGGGTCGATAGGGGCTTGATGATGACTTGCGAAGGGAGTAGCCACGCTTATCACGAAGCATACAAGCGACAGAAAAAATATAGCTAGGGTGTAGCGTGAGAACCGCCCCAAATAGACGGTTCTCACAGTGCATCCTCCAGCACTAGGGTCACTCACTTTAAGAGTAGCAGTAACGCCAACTGTAAAATGGCAGAAATAGAAAGGAGAGACTATGGCAGATGAACAATCTACCAACGACACAACTGTTGCTGAAGCCCCCGCTGAAGTACCAGCAGAAGTCGACACATCAACAACTGATGAAGCTCCAGACACAGATGTTGATCTAGAAGATATTGAAGTATCACTAGACGACGATGAAACAGAAGAGTCTGACGAATCAGAAGAATCGCCCAATAGCGAAGAAACTGAAACTGAAGAACAATCAAATGCTGATGATACAGAGGAAGCGGAAGCAGAGCCAGAGCAATCTGATAATGCCGAAGAAGAATCTGATGCTGACCGCAAAGCTCGTAATCAGGAATACGCCCAAAAGCGTATAGCTGAACGACAAGACCGCGAGAAGCAAAAAGAAATAGCCCAAGCGAAAGAAGATGTTCGCATTGAGCAGTACCTTAAAGAAGCCGAAGGAGACGAATCGGAATTAACCTTGCGTAAAGCAGAAGTTGAACGATTATTACTCCAACGCGAGCGTGTTGCAATGAACGAGGAGAAGTTGCACATAGGAATAGACAGAGCAATTAGCGAGATTGATTTATTCAGGACTGGTTCGCCAGAAGTGAAACAGGAGCTAGTTAATGCTGTTGATGACTTTGTAGCAATGTATGTAGATACTGACGAAAACGGTAATCCAATCCAAGTTCGTGGTGACATAAGAACATTTTTACAAAAGAAAGCTGACTCTATTCGGAGGATTCAAGGAGTTGGTGTAAGGCAAGCAGTTAAAGACAAACAGGCCGTAAGGTCAAAAACGATGACTGTGCCGACCAGAGCACCCAAAGAGGAAAAGGTTGACAAAGACCTAGCCGACTTTGATAGCGTCTGGGACTAACACTAAATATCAACCGATAGAGCAGATAATAAGAAAGGAAACTAGAAATGGCACAGAATTTAGCAACTAAATTTAGTTCCAAAGTATCTGAACGCCTACACAGCGAGTCAATTGTTGGTAAAGTTACTAACAAAAACTACGACTGGGTTGGTGTAGATACTGTAAAAGTCTACTCTGTCGATAATATGGCAATGAACGACTACCAAAGAGGTGGAGCAAACCGTTACGGTAACCCAACCGAAATCGGTACAACCATCCAAACTTGGCAATTAGCAGAAGACCGCTCATTCAGCGGTACTGTTGACGCCCTAAACAGCGCCCAAAGCCAAAATGTAACTAAGCCTGGTTCAATCCTAGCGCGACAAGTTCGCGAAGTAATTGTTCCTAAACTTTTGGGACTTAACGGAGTAATCCGTTTCGCTTAATCGTTTTAATTGCTGGGACACCCTAACGAGAGAGACGAGGGCAATCAGCAGCCAAGACACATTGACAATTAGATTGAGACACTTACAAAGGAGGCTCAAATGGAAATCTGGAAAACCATACCTGGATACAAAGGACACTACGAAGTGTCATCGTACGGAAGGGTAAGAACATTAAAAAACGGGATGAATCCAAAATATTCAACCAATAACAAGCCGAGAGTACTAAAACAAGCTCTGAAACGTAGTGGTTACCTTGCATTAGATTTATGTATAGATAATGTGAAGAAAACCACGACGGTACATCGATTAGTTGCAAAGGCGTTCTTAGACAACAAAGACGGTAAATATACCGTGAACCATAAGAACGGTAACAAAACCGATAATCGCGTAATCAACTTAGAGTGGGCTACAAGTTCAGAGAACACACAACATCGATTCAAGGTACTAAATCAACCCGGTCCAAATCGTAAGCAAATAATATGTGTAGAAACCAAACAAGTGTTCGCTAGTAGTACTCAGGCAGCCGAGTGGCTATCAAAGAACTACAACCGCACTAAGCAAGTATATTCAATGGCCAGAAGAATACGTGCAGCGTGTAGTGGCTCTACAAAAACAGCCTACGGCTATCATTGGAAGGATATTGTCAATGTGTAAGGTTCAACGACCAGTTCAGATGAACGTACACCCCAAGTGGGGTGGAAAAGGACGACTCCTCATTACGAGGATGAAGATATGGTCTCATCTGCATAGAAATATGCAGCAGTTCGTAAAAGAACGGGCAACCACTAACGAAGGTTGTCGAAGATAATGGAGGTAAACACTTATGTTCTAGCAGTAATCAACACTGCTGGTGCAACAGCAAACCGTGACGACATCGCTAATGATGCAGCCACATCTGCTGCTAACGCCTGGACTGACTTTTTGTTAATACAAGCAGATATTAGCAACAACTTGGGTAAAACTACTGGCCGAGTAGCTGTAATGACACCAGATTATTACAACTTCCTAAAGCAAACAGGATATGTACTAGCCAGTGATTCAGCTTACAAAGAACGTAAATCAGGTTCACTAGGTACTGTTGACGGTTGTGAAATCGTAGTACACACCAGTGCAGAAATGCCACAATATGTTAACTTAATCATCACTCACCCCGATGTAACTACATTTGCTGATGTTCTAACTGACTATGTAACTCACAAGAACGCTCCAGGTGTAAATGGTTGGTTGATTGAAGGCCGTCACGCTTATGATGCGTTCGTGGACACCAACAAAGTTAATATGGTAGGTATCCACCGTACACAAGCCTAAATAGGTAGGTCGTTCTAGTAAAGGAGAAATATGGACTATTTAAACCCAAAACTAGAACTAAAAGTAAACAAACAAATAAGTGAGCTGGACTTGGTTAAAGCAAGAGCCGAAATGCGAACCAAGCGACGCATAGCCGAGCAGATTGAGAAAAACCAACTTGAAGCACTTGAACTACAAGTTGCCAAGCGAAACAGCGACGCAAGGAACAACATAGAGGTTGTTGCCGCCAGTCCAGCCATTGAACCACAGTACACCGCTAAACAGGCCTCTAACGGCACAACCCAGTACCGCAAAGACGGCAAGCTAATTAGCAAGGCGGAGTACGACCAAGCTAACTAAAAGAAAGGAAATATAATGGCAGAAATAAACTTAGCTGCATTTGGTTACCAAAACAGTGTAACCGTAACAGGTGACACAACAGCTTCACTAACTGCTCACAGCGGTAAAGTGCTAAATGTCGCTGGATCAGCAACAATTACTCTACCAGCAGTAGGCACAATGCACCGTTACACAATCCGTGTTGGTGCAGAAGGCAAGACTATTGCTATCAGCCCTAACGCCAGCGACCTAATCGCTGGTGCAGGTGCGGCTAACTCTGGTGCAGGTGCAGATAACAAAGATGTTATCTTTACTAACCAACCAGTTGGAAGCTACATCACGCTTGCATATGGTGATGCTAACGGATGGACAATCGTAGCCTCATCTGGCACATTCACATTTGAAGCCTAACAAAACTAAAGCCTGTTCATACGCCAGCGATAGCGTAGCCACCAAGCCAGAACGCTAAGGCAAAAACGAACAGGCAACCCCGAGAGAAAGGAATATTTATGCAAGAAGCATACGAATACAAGTACATCAGCACCGCAACAACTACCCAAGTAAAAACTGGAACAGGTGTACTGCACGCTATTGTAGTTAGTGGTGCATTGGCAGGTGCAATCTCAGTCATAGACAACACTACAGGTTCAACCATTAACATCGGTACGCTAAAAGCTTCCGCTCCTGCAGGCACATACACATTTGATGTAGCCTTTACGACAGGACTTCGCATCATCACCGCTGGTGCAGATGCAATAACCGTAGTCTACCGCTAAAGCCCCTTGGGGTGGCTTTGTAGCCCCATATACTCACTATGAATCTACAACCATTACAAGACATCAGAGATAAGAACGAAGCTAAAGCCGACCAACAGCGACGGCATAGTGAATTGTTGCTTGAGGAAAATAAGACACAAGAAATTATTGTTAAGTCATTTGAAAACCTTGTGAAGTACCTAAACGGCTCAATCACCAAGACCGAAGTTATTAACCAACTAGACACAATTCATACGCCTGATGTTAAATACATCATAGATGCCCTAAACAGCCTACATAGCACCCTTAAAACACACGAGAACACCGACCTAACAGAACTAACAGCGGTGCTAAAACAAGTGCTAGACGAAACTAAGCAGATACCAAAAGCACTACCAGCCGAAGTAACAATCCCAGAACCAAAAGACTATAAAGACCAATTTACTAGCCTAGAGAACGCTATTAAAAGCGTGGAGAAGGTGGTTAAAGCTCAGAAGCTAATTGCTGAAGCACCAATAGTCAATGTGCCGGAAACTACTGTCAATGTTGAAAAGCCTGACCTAAAACCATTACAAAAGAGTATTACCGAAGTAGTCAACGCTGTAAACGGCGTAGTTATACCCGAGTTATCCACAACCGAGCTAGAGAAGTTAATCAAGAAAACTAACAAGCTACTCAACGATTTACTAGACAAACCAGTTAGCTCCGGTGGTGGAGGCGGTGGTAGGGCTACACCATACGAAACCAGCACAGGCGCACCATATTTTGTAGTAGTTGAAGCAGACGGATCTATACCAGTGACCGTAAAGAACAGTCTAACCCCAAATGTTGACTTTGACTACATTGATATTCAGCAAACTAGCGCAACTGTTGAAACCTACGTTTATAAGCAAGGTGGAGCGTCTGGCACAGCCGTACAGACAATTACGGTAACTTATACCGACTCAAACAAGAATGATTTAGATAAGGTGGAGTATTCATAATGCCTATTCGCTTCAACCCCTTTACAGGCAAGCTAGATATGGCTGGTGGTGGCATAACCTTCACTTCTGACACCAAAGCCAACATCTTAGCTACTACCCCAACGGCTGGCACTTACGCCATCTCTACCGATACTGACGAGCTGTTCTTTTATGACGGAACTACTTGGCAGAAAAGCCCATTTAAGCTATTTACTGACAGTGTAAATCCAGATATGGGCTATGACCAAGAATCTAACCGACTTGGCTATGGCACAGATTACATTACTGACAAAACGCTATCTAACACTAAAATAGCTGGCAATGTTTTAACCGAAAATGGTGCTGTAAGGGTCAACACCTCTATATCGCCCAACCGACTGCAAATATATCTAAGAGATAAGTGGAACACGATATTTGAGGATTTAACGACTGATTATGGTGACTTTAGACACACACCACTAAATAAAGAGGTATATATTTGGAGTGGTGATTCGGTGGCGGTAGGTTTGAACGGTCGGTCAATAACCCAAGATTATGTAACAAGTATGGGGGCATACCCACCTGCTAGAATAATAGAGGGAGGAGAATTATGACAATAACGATAGAGGTAACGAAAGAGAACATTGACCTAGTTAGAAAACTGATTGGTGATGAGGCAACACTAAAAAAGCTAGTAATTGAGGAAATGCAATATGAGAAAGCTGAACTACAAGCCAGAGTTACCAAGATAGATGACGAAATAACCAAACTAAGCAAGGTAAAGTAATGGCGAATATCTATATTTCTGCTGATACTGGCAATGACACCACTGGTACAGGCACAAGTGCTTTGCCTTATTTGACTATCTCTAAAGCACACAATATGGCTTCTGATGGTGATACTATCATCTGCAAAAACTCGACAGCCGAGTATACTTTTACGAATCAAACTTTTACTAAATCGTTGACGATACAAGGCGAGAAAATTGATGGGTCAGGAGCAGTATTCAATGGTAATTATAATCAAGTAGTTTGGAACACTAATCTTTCGAATACGCTGTCTCTAACGGTTCGCTATATCACACTAAGGCAAGTTAGTGCTCAAAATGCTGGACAATACAGGAACTTGATTGACGCTAAAACTTTAACAGTAGAGAATTGTGTTTTCCAAGAAATACGAGGAGTATCTAACGCTGGAGGGCAAGGCGGTATTGTTGGTTGTAGTATCGGCTATTCTAGCCCTAGTATTTTTAATTTGTCTGGCTGTTTGTTTTGGAAGTTTGGCGACAGTAAAGGTGCGACAGTTTCATCAGGACATTATTCTGGCGACATAGCGCAATTTAGGATAAACAATAACACCTTTGTTGATGACGCTACTGCTCCTGATGCTAATCCTGTAATGTTTTATTTGTATGCTGGAACTTCTGATATACAATTTAAAAACAACATCATCTATTCAGACAACAACATAAAATTATTTACTATGCTTTCGCCCTCAGTATTTGAATATAACTGTGTATACAACACTAATAACTATTTGTTGACACTTGGTACTGGCTGTATCACTTCTGACCCGCTGTTTGTAGATAAAGCCAACGGTAATTTTAATTTACGACCTGCTTCGCCTTGTATTGACACAGGAACGCTAATCTGATGAAACTCAATAGAGCTGATTTCAAAATACGACTGTTCAGAGGAACAGCTAATAAACTAACCTCAGCCATCAATGCACAAGGTTATGAGGGCGAACCTTATTACGCCACCGACAGCCGACAGTTCTATATTCATAACGGCACTAGCTATTTACATCAAGGCATAATTAGAACCTCTAGTGCTAGCACTCCAACTACAACCGAGTACCCGAACGACAAAGATGCAGGACTACACAAAAACACCAGCACCAGTAAGGTTTACTTAGCTTTTAATGATGGTGGAACGATTAAGAAGGTGGAGCTAATCTAGTAAAATAAGAAAAGGAGTAATTATGAGCAAACTAAAAATCAACAGAGGAACATCATACGCAATAACCTACAATCACAAAGTAGACGGAGTAGCAACAACGCTAGTCGGGGCAACTGTTCGCTTTACTATGAAACCAGTAGAGTGGGATGAAGAAGCTAACGACAGCACAGCGCTAATAACTAAGGACATTACTAACGGTAATGCTCAGGGCAAAGCTACAATCAGCCTAACACCGACCGACACTTACAAAACCCCAGGCAAGTATTACTATGACATTAAAGTTGATGTTAATAGTGACGGCGTAACTATTTATAAGATGGATGAGGGAACTGTTGCTTTGGATGGGAGCCCAACTAATAGAATATCTTAATATAAGGAGTAGAAATGAGCGACATAATTATCACTGGTAACATACAGACCGTAACCTCAACTGGTTCAACTACACCAGCTGTTTCTATAACATCTAGTGTTAGTGACGGTCAGACTATTCAGGGCTCATTAACTACTGGTGGCGTAGGACCACAAGGAGCCACAGGACCCACAGGAAGTGCAGGAGCTACAGGACCAGCAGGGGCTACTGGGGCTGGCTCAACTGGAGCAACAGGCGTTCAGGGAGCCACAGGAGCAAAAGGAGCTACTGGAGTACAAGGGGCTACTGGTACGCAAGGAGCCACAGGGGCTCAAGGTGCAACTGGAGCTGGTGCTACTGGAGTTACGGGTGCGACAGGTGCAAAAGGCAATACAGGCAATACTGGTGCTACTGGGCCACAAGGTAATGCAGGACCTACTGGAGCGACTGGACCAACTGGAAACACTGGCTCACAAGGTGCCACTGGAGCCACAGGTGCAGGGGCAACGGGAGTACAGGGAGCGACTGGGGCAACAGGTCAGGGCGTGCCAGCAGGTGGTACAACAGGGCAAGCCCTAACAAAGAACAGTGCGACTAATTATGATACAGGCTGGTCTACGATAGACTTAAGCTCAAGAGTAGCTAAAGCTGGCGATACAATGTCAGGTTCACTAGGAGTAACTATTTCAGGCTCAAGTACGGATGTACCAATTACAGCTAAAGTAGACACTAGTGGAGCGACCAGTAATGCAATACTTGCTAGAAATGATACTAATTATGCACATAGTGGGGATTTGATAAAAGGTAAGTTCTATAACGCCACCGACTCAGGCTCAATGATAAAACTAGAAAATGCTGGAACTGGCAATTATATAACTGGCGATAGCGTATTCTCAATAGCTAAGAACGGCAATATAGCTACAACTGGTAATGTATCTGTTGCTGATGAGGCTTATGGAGCTGGCTGGAACGGCTCAACCCAAGTACCAACCAAAAACGCTGTTTATGACAAGATTGAAACCTTAGGAACTGTGGGTGCAACCGGCCCCACTGGAGCCACCGGCCCACAAGGCAACACAGGCAACACTGGTGCAACAGGTGCCACAGGCGGTGTGGGTCCGCAAGGGGCGACCGGCCCGACAGGTTCAGCTGGCACACAAGGAGCTACAGGGGCAACTGGCGTAGGTGCTACTGGTGCTACTGGAGTTACAGGTGCCACAGGCGTAACTGGTGCTACAGGACCAAGTGGGGGCGGTGGAGCAGGTTTGCCAACGACCATAGTGGTTGCCGCTAACGATAGCTCTTCTGCTGATAAGGCTATTGCAGGAGCAACCTATACTTGTGATGGAACAGCCGATGATGTTCAAATACAGGCAGCCATAGATGCAATTAAAACGGCAGGCGGTCAGGTAATTTTAGCAACTGGAACATACAACATCGCAACACGGATAGATATACAAGGTGCAAATGCATTAGATGATACTAAATCAGTAACTCTTAGAGGTATGGGAGTAAATGCTAGCAGACTAACTTGTGCCTCAAATGTATCTGGCATAAGAATATATCACAATGCAAAAGTGAATATACTAGACTTGTCTATCTCGGTAACTGGTACCGGTAACGGCATTGAATCGCTTGCTGATGAGGCAACTTATATGCGGTCTTTTTGGCAGTCTACCTTTAAAAATCTTAGAATTATAGGCCCCTGGTCATCTGCTCATACAGGCTGGGCAATGCATCTGGGTAACCCGTTCAGAAGCACCTTTGAAAACATAGAAGTTGAAGGCACTCGTAATGGCTTTAGATTATATACCCAATATGCTGCATTTAATCCTGGCGACTGTACTTTTATTCGTTGCTTTGTTGAGATTGCTGGTGGCTCTGGTACAGCTTTTGATTTAGATGGAGCTGTAAATGGCGATTGTACGATGAACCAAGTGGTATTTATTATGTGTGAGGCTATTTGTGATGGCTCTGCCTCAACAACAGGCGTTTATCTACACGGCACTGGCACGGGTAATGCTAGCTGGAATAGATTTATAGGATTGAACCTAGAACAGTTCAGAACACTGATAAAAGTTAACAACAATTCTATGAACAACCAGTTTGAGTGCAACTACATAGAGCCATACTCAGCAGGCACAGTCTTTACTTGCGACAGCACTTCAGGCGGTAACCGATTTAATGCTAAGTTTGTCTACTTTGCCTCAACCGTAGATTTAGTAAATGACGCCAATACTACCGATGTTTGTAACTACTACGAACACATCTCAGTAGCTAGTGATACAGGCGGAACGGGTAATGTAACCTATACAGCTAAAAGCAGGTTTGCCAATAATGATGTACTCGCTTGGGGTGGTAGTGTTGCTGGCATATTCACCAGTAACTCATTACGCTTAACGACAGGCTCCGTAGCCTCAAGTGCTACTCCAGCTATAAATACCGATTTATACGATGAGTTTGATATAACAGCGTTGGCAGCCAATATTACCTCAATGACGACTAACCTAACAGGCACACCGAGAAACGGCCAGAAACTGCTCATACGAATAAAAGATAACGGCACGGCTAGAACGATTACTTGGGGAGCAAGTTTTGCTAGTTCAGGTACTGCAACCCTGCTAGCAACAACTGCCATTTCTAAAACACATACTGTTGGCTTAGTCTATAACTCAACGGCAAGTAAGTGGTACTGCTTAGCCGTAGACCAAAATGGCTATTGATAAAGTGGGATAATATATGGTACAATATGAGTATGAATAAAATCTGTGAGCATTGCAAGAGAGTCTTTTTATACAAGACTGGCTGGAACAGTCCAGGCAGATTTTGTAGTAGACCTTGTCTCTATGAATCAATGAGAACCATACCTACTACGAAATGCTTAACTTGCAAGAACGAGATTCGCAAGAAAAAGTATTGCAGTAAAAAATGCTACTATATCTCACTCAAAGGAAAAGTCCCCACGAACCCCTGGGTTAAAGGACAAGTCGCCTGGAATAAAGGTCTCAAAGGACTGTCTGATGAAAAACATCACGCTTGGAAAGGCGATAAAGTTGGTTTAATTGCACTACATCAATGGGTAGGCCGTAAATGGGGTTACCCGAATAAATGTGAATTTTGTGGGTTTAGTTCAAATAACCGTCACCATATTCAGTGGTCCAATGTAAGTCGTACATATAAACGAGATAGGGATGATTGGCAACGATTGTGCCAAAGTTGTCACGGCAAGTATGACCGTAAAATGAAGCGTTTAGCCGTAGACGCAACTGGGTACTGATAATGGCTTTAGCGTTTGTTCAGGGAGTACAAGGTTCTTCTAGTTCAGACCCATATACATTGCCTGCTTTTGCAAGTTCAGTAACGGCCGGAAACTTAATAGTTGTAGCTGTGGTAGGCGATAATGGTTCAGTAGACACTACGACAAATATTACTGACAACAAAAGTGGCAACAGCTACCAGCGAGCCGATAGCACACTAAACTTTGGAAATGGTACCAATATGAATATGGACATTTGGTTCGGACAGGTAACCAATGGTGGAAGTAGCTTTGCTTTAACGATTGCTTTCAATTCTATGGTGCAAAATGGTAGGTTTGTAGCTCAGGAGTTCTCAGGCTTTAGCTCAACCGCAACCTTAGATAAGTTTGCTAAAGCTAACGCTACCAGTACCTCGCCAAGTTCAGGGGCGACAGGCACAACAAGCGTTGCTGATGAGCTGATTGTCGGGCTGATAGCTAGAGCAGGTAATAACAGCTCAACAATATCTTTAGGCTCAGGCTATTCTAATTTAACCAATACAGCGACAAGTGCGGCAGCTGGTATGGAAAGTATGGTGGTAAGCTCCACAGGTACTCAGACAGCAACCTTTAGCCTAAGCATATCTAGAGCTTGGCTATGTGCAGTTTTAGCCTTTAAAGACGGCTCGGGTGGGGGTGGTGGTGGAGGTAATACCACTAACTTTTTTAACTTGTTGTGATATAATACGACCAGAAGGAGAGACGGCGTAGCTCCAACCCCTTTAGGAAAGCTAACTAGCACCCCTTATCAATCGTGATAACGCAAATGAGGCAATAAGCAACAAATTATTGTCTTTTTATAATTTAGACAGAAATAGTAAGAAGGAGAAGAAAAATGCAAATATGGGGAGGATTTAGTCCGGTAAACGCAGCTAAACAATTAGGTAGTGTTATAAACCCTACTGGCGGAGTAACTAACTATGATGTATTTGGCAACTTAGGCAATCAAAAATCTTTGCAAAGTGGAAGTAGTAATGGTAGTAACGACAACAACAGTTCTGGTGGTGTCTATTGGGTGGGACAAGATGGCAATGTTTGGGTGAGTGGATCAGGTGGAACTAACTCAGCAGGAAATTACGATTCAAACTCAGACAACTATTGGAACTCAAGGGGTTATAGTCGCATAAACGACCCTAGCTCTGGAGGTGTCACATCAACTGGTGGCGGTTCAAGCAGTAGAAGTGGTGGCAGTGGCTCTAGCTCCAAATACAACCCAGCCGACCTTGCGTGGATAGATAGCCAAATAGCCAACACACAAGGCCAGTATGGGCTTATTGACGACGCTTTGAATAGAGGACGCCAAGACCTACAAAACAGCTATCAGGGGGCTGTAAATGACGCTAACAAGCAACGAGAGCGAGCACTAGAGGGCTATCAGATTCAACGAGATACAACTGAACGAGGCAAAACCAATGCGCTTAACCGAGTTGACGACAATGCTAGACAACTACTGAATAGCCTAAGGCAGAGGATTGCCCAAGCGGGAGGCGCTAACTCCAGTGCATACCTACAAGCAGCTCCAAATATGGTTGCCCAGCAATCAGGCTCAAACCGCAATGATGTAATGGAAAATTACGGCGCTAACTTTATGAACTTAGCTAGAGCTGAACGCTATGCCGAAGACGATTACAAAGACTTACTAGGACAAATAGGCCGTGATCGTGATACCCGTTTACGCGACCTTCAGGTTGGTATAGATCAACAAAAACAAGGATTAGATAGCGAACTTGCCAGAATGCAAGCTCAAAGAGCCGAAGCAATGGGTGGAAACTCCACAGCTATAAGAAATGCAATGCAACCATACCTAGACCAAAGAAACGCTCGTGAGAACGCCATAAGAGACATTTACAACCGTTACAGTACAGTTACCGCACCAAGAGCGCTAGATGTTCAAAAGGTCAACTTACGAGACTATATGATTGACAGAGCTAACCAACAAGCTAATGAACAGGCCGGTACACAAGACGACCCAACCGCATACTACCGACCACGACCCCAAGATGACGAAGATAAGCTAGTTTAAGAGAGGGGGCATACAATGTCATGGCTCAATAAACAATGGAGCAAACTTGATTTTTGGGATAAAGAAGAAAACGAACGACAGAAACAACAGTTTGCTAAACCAACACCTCAGACCAAACCAGCAGTACCTCAATCAGTTGACTGGAAGACTAAGAATGCCAAGTTTGGGGTACTAGCTAACAACCCTCAAAGACAGAAGAGCTTTCTAAACGATATTGCTATGCCGAACCAAGCAGTGACTAATGCTAGAAATATAGCTAGTGGCATTGTTGAAGCACCAGTAAAGATTGGTAAAACCTTAGGTAAGGGCTTCTGGGAAACTGGTGATGCCGCAAAACAACTACCTGGTGCATTATTAGGCAAAAACAACGGCTTTAAAGAGAGCTTAGACCAGTCAATCATCGGTGGCGTAGGGCGTTTTGGTCAAAGTTTAGCCAGCGCTGGATTATCACCAGTCACCAACAGTCTAGCTGACAGAGAACGCAAACGGTCTGAAAGACTGCTAATACCAGCTTATGAGAATCTTTATCGTGCTAGTGGCGCAGACCCACGACTAGGGCGCAACCAAGCCGAACAAGAAGCACTAGGGGCTGATTATACAATCCGTACCGACCCACTTAACCGGTCTAACATTGGCGTAAACGATTCATTGGGAACAACTGCCCGTAAAGTTACCGCACAAGCAGGGGAAGCAATACTGGACACGGCAACCGCACCAGCTATGGGGTTAGCTACTGGTAAAGCAATTGTTAGTAGTCCAACTAAACAGTTTTTAAAAAGCACCCTAGACTCTGGACTGCTGTCTGGTGGAGGAAACTTACTTTATACCGCACAACAAGATAATGTTACGCCCTTAGATTATGCAAAATCTGGAGGACTTGGTTTTGCAACCGGTATTGCTCTACCAGTTGGAACAAGGTTGGTTAAAGAGATGCCCCGTTTTGTTGACCAAAATATACCTAGAACTGCATTTAGAGAAACTGAACTAGGCAAACGAGCTACTTGGGTAACACCAAATAGGAAGCTGGCGGAACAATTTAAACGACCCGAAACTGTTGCTGAAGCCTATACTTACCGCAAAAAGGACATACTAGATCCGTCAGACAATCGCACAAGGTCACGCCTGATAGAGCGATATGGGGAAAACAAAATAAACAACCTTACTAGTGATACTCTCAACGGTAGATTTAATGATCAGCTTGAGGCGCCAGCTCGCAAGATAGCGAAAGAAATGGGCTATAAAGGAGCGGCTTTTGATGAGCCGATATTACCAAGCGACCCACGAAGCCTCAGACGCAACCCCCTAAGCATAAATGTATTTGACCAGTCTGCACTAAAGAGCAAGCAGTTGCTAAACGAGGGTGGCTACATCAATCCTGGCGAGATACTAGCCAGCGCTAAACGCGCAGTAAAACAGTTGAAGAATAATGGTAGTGGTAAGGCGATGAGTGTTGAGAAGCCTGTTGACCTCAAAGCCGAAGTAAAAGCACCGAAAGTACCTCGTGGCAACATTGAAGAAGCGGTGGTAAACACAGGTAAGACCACCAATAATACCGAACAGATACTTAATCCGACAGCACCAAAGAAAATAGAACAACTGCAAGCAGAAGCTATTACTCGCGGAAAAGCACAAAAAAGCCAACCACAGCCGAAACAACAAAAACAACCCACGCAAAAATATCAAAATGGTTCTTTATCAGGAAAGCAAACAGAAGTATTACCGCAAAAACAGATAACACAACCAGATAAGGCCAAATTGCAGAATAAAGTTTCATCAGACGATACTATACCAGATGTGGATAACTTTATCAAGGAGCAAACTACAGCCCAGCATATAAAGCCTCAAAAACTAGGTGTTAAGGACAGGCTAATGAGGACTTGGATAGATTCACTAGCACCAGCCGAAGATAGATTTAGCCAAGCCGTTAAAGACGGTAAAATTAGCCAAGAAACATTGGAAAAAATACTGGTTAACAACGGCAAGAGCCTGCGAGCTGGCACTAGAGCTAATCAAGACTTGATAGACAGCGGTCTAGTGGATCTTATACACAAAATGCCAAAGAAAGATTACGACAATTTAGGACAAGTGCTAATTGCTAGGCACTCTGACGACCTAAGAGCAAACGGAATAGAAACAGGCAGAAAGCCAGAAACAGACGCAGCGATACTTAAAAAATATGGCAAACAATACGAAAAGCAAGTTGAACAATTTAAGAAATCCACAGACTTTGTACTAGACGAAAGTGTAAAATCCGGCTTAATATCAAAAGACACCGCCAAACTATTACGCAAAAAATACCCCAACTATGTACCAATGAATAGAGTATTTGACGAAATGGAAGCCACAGGATCATTTGGGAGTAATCAAGTAGCTAACTTAGGTCAACAAACAGTAGTTCGCAAGATAAAAGGTTCAAAAAGGGTAGTAGAAAACCCAATGGAGTCAATGATTGAAAAAGTGCAAGCCATGAGCCGTCAATCATTAAGGAACGAAGCGGCGACATCTTGGGTAGATACACTAAAAGAACTAGGCGAAGCAGAACTCATTAAAGGTGACAAAAAACCCGGTGACTCAGCTATCTCAATATTTAGAAACGGCACAAAAGAAACCTACAAAGTAGATCCAGTAATGGAACAGGCGGCCAAAGGACTAACCAAAGAGCAAATGGGTGTAATAAATAACGCAGCCAGAAAAGTCTCTAGGGTATTTAAGACAGGAACAACAGGCGTGAACCTACCGTTCATAATGACCAACCTAGCCAGAGACCAACAAACAGCACTATTAAATATGCACAAAGGTGAGAGAGAAGTATTCACACAACTACCAAAAACAATTATGGAAACACTAGGACATGGCAAACTCTATGATGAGGCTGTTAAGCAGGGAGCGGTGTCGACATCTTTTGATATGACTAAACCTAATCTAAAGCGAACCGCTGAGAATATCCGCAAGAAAGGCGCTTCACTAGGAGCTTTTGAACGGATAGAGGATGTAATTGGTAGAAGTGAAGAATTTACAAGAATACAGCAATATGCCGCAACAAAGAAATACTGGCTCAAAAAAGGACTATCCGAAGAGCAAGCAATGAACAAGGCGACCCTAGCCGCGCAACAAAACTCGGCCGACTTCTCAAGGTCAGGCGATCTAGGACAAATCATCAACGCATGGCTACCGTATACGAACGCCGGAGTGCAAGGAACACGGGCATATCTAAGGGCGGCATATAAAAACCCTCAGCGGTATGCAGTAAAAGCAGGTGCATTGCTTGTAATGCCAACAATCGCTACCACGCTATACAATACCGGCACTGATGAGCGCAAGGCGATATATGACGATATTAGCGACCAAGATAAGATGTCAAGCACGATAATAGTGACTCCTTGGGCTAAGAAAAACGAAGAGGGAAGATGGGAAGGGTTAATAAAAGTGCCGAAACCGCCCGGTATATCAGCATTACTTTACCCCGTAGAAAAAGGTGTTGCAAGTATGAGAGGCCTAGACCCAGTAGGCTTTAACGATATTGCTAAAGGAATACTCGGATTCGCATCGCCCTTAGGAGACAGCCCGAATGCAGCCGTATCAACAATAACGCCACAGCCAATAAAGCCAGCTGTTGAATCAATCGTAAACAGAGATTTCTTTACGGGACGAGATATAGTACCGCGATGGTTGCAAAATAAGCCGAAGAGTGACCAAGCCTATGACTACACCTCAGGAACATCTAGAGGTATAGCCAGCGCAACAGGACAATCACCACTATCTATTGAACATTTAATAAGAGGTTACACTGGCGAAGTTGGCTTGCAGGGGCTAAACCTATCTGACAATATACTAAATAGGTTAGGAGTGATACCAAAAGAACAAATTGGCGGTAGAAGTGTAACATCAGGATTTTCGCGAAGATTTACTCAAGCCTATGATAAGGGTAGGGAATCCAAAATAGCCGATGGCTCAGCTGTCGGCAACATTAACGCAATTAGCGGTAAAGACGCTAGTGTCAAGCGAGACGGCAAGTATGTAAAGGTGAGCGATCTACCACTAGGTCAACGCTTCCAAGAATCACTAAAAAATCTAGGTGAGTCAGGCGATAGCGACTATATTAAACGAAATGTAGCCGAGATAGACAGTGAGATGAATAAGATATATCAGAAGTATGGGCTACCACCAGCCAAAACCAGTACTGCTGTTGCTAAAAAATGGGCAGAATACGATAACAGACTAAAAGATGGCAAGATTAGTCCATTAAAACAACCAGCCGAAGAAAGAAAGCTACTTAGAGATACCTACAAACTCCAAACTCAAGGAGCTACTAGAGACTTCCTAAGCGTATCTAGCGACAATGATATGAGACAAGCCATAAAAGACGGCCTAGTAGATAAAAAGACCTTAAAATCGGCCATAGAACTAGACAACTTCCTAGTTGCTAACGGACTACAATCATCACCAACAATCGGCAAGAAACTAAGAGCCGAACTAGGCTACAGTACGCCAGGCGACAAGAAGGGCAGCAAAAAGTCAGTTGCAAGTGGTGGAGGCAACAAAAAGATAATAGACGATATGATAAAATCGCTGCTGGCCAGTGAACAGGGTAAATCTAAGCTTAATAAAGACTTACGTAACCTAATAGAAGGTTTGAGTAAGAAACAATACGCTAAAGCAAAAAAGACTGTTTACTAATGCTACTGATTTGTGGTATAATACAGCCATTACGCCAACACGTAATTAACTAGACAATATTGTAGAAAAGAGATTCTGTGTTGGCAGAGTCTCTTTTTTTGTAAAGATATGAATCAACAAGACAACGAATCAAAAAAGACTACACTAGAGAGCTTGAAAGAATTGTGGCAGGATGGCAAGTATTGGATTATTGGCGTACCAGCAGTAATAATCTTAATATTTGTTAGCGGGGGTATTTTCAGGGTAGCTACAGGAGGCGAGTTTATACCAAAAAATACCGAAACAGCCGAACAGCGAGAGAGCAGGCTATACCGTTGTGCAGAGGTGTACAACACTACCCCCACTCACTCACAACAAATAGATGGCGACGATAGAGGAGTATGCAAGGGCTTTACCGAACAAGAGATAGAGGTGGTTAAGCAAAAAGTGGAACAATGATAGATATACAAAGAAAGTATGCTATAATGTGAGGGTTATCTACTGGGGTAGCCAAATAGTTTGTAATCAAATTTGATAGAAAAGGGACTCCGCCAGTACGGGGTTCCTTTTTTGTTAGACACGTGCGATAACGCCAGTCTTTCGTCCACTTCAAGTATTTGGGCGAAGCTGGCGTTTTTTGTTAGCCAGCAGGAAGGTGACTATGGGGAATAAAAACGAAACGCCTCTTTACGCAACTGTGTTCTATCACGTACGCAAACAGCTTGACATTAGCTGGGCTGAATATATCTACCTAGATATGGTATATCATCTAAGCAAAGATGGCTGGTGCTATAAATCGCTTGAAAACGTAGCTCTAGATATGGGAATGGTTAAGAGTGGCGTGGTTAAAATGCGCCAACGGCTTATTGAAAAGAAATTGCTTAAAAAATCAGTGAAAGGCTACGTAAAAACTACTGAAATGTACCACAAAGTGATACGTACCGATCTACGCACGTACCACAAAGTGAACAAACCGTACCACAAAGTAGTACCTAGCGTACCACTAAGTGATACCAAGAATAACAATAGAATAACATTAGATAATAGAGAAATATTTAGTAAAAACAAAGAGCTTATAAGACAAGCTCTTAATAACAATGACTGGTCTTTATTAAAAAACTAACTAATATGCTATAATAGCAACCAAAGACAGCCTCATCGCGTCGGCAAACTGTCAACAATAGGAGCGAAAACGCACTATGACACTAACAGACGCAATTACAAGGCTCAACTACATCTTACGAGGTACAGATGATGACGCCCCAACTAGTGGAACTGACGAATACACCTACTGGCTAGACACCCTCAACCGCAAGAAAAACGAACTTTACTATGACACGACTAATACTTGGCGAACAGCATATAGTGTTGAATCGTTAGGCTCAGTTAGCGCTAGTGCCGCACCCACCTACGACCTACCAACCAACTTCCTTTCACCAGCCAGCAACCCTTACATAATTACCGCAGACAGTAACCGTGTTGACCAAGTCTTATCTACCCCTCAAGCCCAAAACCCGAACATACGCACCTTTTATATTGCAGGTATCAACCCCCAAACGCTATATTGCTCTAACGAGATTAAAGCTACCGAGAACATTGTTGGTGGAACATTATACCTACCTGGCTACTATTTACCAGATGATTTAACTACTGGTACGGATGAACTTCTAGTACCAAACCCCGATTGGCTAGTCATGGCCACAGCTAGCGAAATAGCCTTTAACGACATAGTTTACGAAGATAAGAGTGCAGATATAAACGCCAAAGCTAACGCTCTGTATCAAGCAATGGTAGCTAATAATCGCCGAGCCGTATTCAACCAACCAATTACCACCACTTACAACGGTTATCGTATAAGCCAGAACCATAAGAGGTAGTAGCCGTGCCGTATAAGACAACTACCAAACGGAACAGGCGAAAAGCTAGGCGAGATATAAACATCCACCAAAACAGCTTTAATAAAGGCTATATCTCAACCATAGACAACTCACGCCGACCATTAGAATCATTAAGCGATATGACTAATATGGAAATAGTGCAGGACTATATAGGCAGACCTAGACCACCTCTAGTGCCTTATGGATCACAACCAGAACTAACTGTTACAGGACGAATGATGGCTAGATATGGTGGCTCACGAAGCATTTACTGGATGATGGACGATTCGGGCACTGGCAAAATATATAAGCAAACTGATGGTGGTGCATTTAGCGTTCTATCTGACGCCGATAATTCATACGACGAGACCGTCTGGACGATGGGCGTACAGGCTAACAACAAGCTATATCTATTTAACGGCACCGACAAGTTAAGTTATATAAACCTAACAACTGACGCCATAGAAAAATATACCGCCCTTGCTACACCAGGTGCACCAACTGTGACTTATTCTGGTGGCGTAGGCTCACAAACTCATTACTACAAGATTACTGCCAATAATAGCGTTGGCGAATCGGCCGCCGGTGTTTCAGGTAACGACAATAACGCCAAACAACGAGACAACTGGGTAAATGGCACGGACTATATGTCACTATCTTGGACAGCAGTAGCCGGTGCAACTAGCTATACGATTTATTACTCAGGCGACAACTTAACCTTTAATCAGCTATACACGACTACAACAACCTCTTGGGTAGATTACGGCACTGTGCCGATAAATGTTTATAAAACTGCCCCTGCTGGTAACTCAACTGATGGACCAGTCTTTAATTGGATGTATGTAGATTCTCGTAATTCGCAACTTTACGGAATCACCAGTGATAACAAACTATACTATTCTGCCTCAGGTACAGAAGCTAATACTTCAGCCGACTTTTCGCCATATAACGGCGGAGGTTGGGTTGGCATCGATATAGGCGGTGACACCCAACTGAACTATGTTGACGGCTTTAGAAATGGTAAAGGCGACCCAGTCATAACAGTCAGCGCCAGAGGATCAGCAGGTCTTGGTAAGCTGTTTCATCTGAGTTTTGAAACAATTACATCTGGTAACAGCTCTATAACATTTCCGAACGTTTACGAGGCTAACGGCCAAGCTGGAACTTACGCACCACGAGCCACCATTAAAGAACGAGATAGTTTGTGGTATCCAACTGGTGAAACTTTTAAAGCCACTGGCACATCGCAAAATATAGTCAATATACTAACCACCAACACGATTGCTCAAGTTATTGAACCAGACCTGAACAACATCAGCCTAGCTAACCTACATAAAGCAGTAGGTGTAGCTTACCGAGACAGACTATATTTTGCCTTACCAGTAGGTTCAACCGAAAATAATGAGATTTGGTACTGCGATATTGCACGTAAGAACCTCTGGGTACTGCGTTGGCCAATAGCCGCCAAAGACCTCTGGCTATATGAAGACAATGACGGGGTAACTCACTTCTGTGCACTAGTTGGTAACCGAATACTAGAATTCACAAGAGCAGGTTCACAACCTCACCAAGACGACGGCACAGCGTGGCGATCACGTATAGGCTTCAGCTCGCTAGTTTGGGACGAGGACGGGATAAATCTAGGCTCAATTAGGAATATGTACTTTAAGCTACTATTTCCTAAAGGCACAGTAACCGCCAACGCAACAGGGCTATCTAGAAAGGGAGTTACTACCGCAGTAGGCTCAGACGAATACACCTATATAGTTACTGAGACGGCTTACGACGAGTGGTTTTATGACACATTTGAGTACGACGACGACCCAGGACCAGTAGATTCCTATGGCAAAAGCGTGGCAGTACTGAGGATTAGACCAAAAGGCTTACTAAACCAGCTGGACTGGGATGTTACCGCCGATACCGCTGGCAGTGACTACTTTTTAAGTGCCGTAAACAGTCGTGGGAATAGTATTGACCAATTAACAATAAAGACAGGAGGATAAACGAATGGCAGCAAATGCGAGTGACATGTTTCAAAAAGTAGCACGCTCCACCGCGACTACACTAAGCGCACCAGGCTATACAGTCGGTGCAACATCAATAAATGTAGCCAGCACATCAAACTGGCCAGCCGATACAGGTATAACCTTTGGCATAGACGAGGTAGATGGCAACGGCAACAGAATTGCCGGAACATACAACATATTTAGAGGCACGGTAGGTAGTGCCACACAACTAGCTAACTTAACTTATGTAGGCGGTGACGCAAACCGCAACTACTCAGCAGGGGCGACAACTAGGGTTTATATCTTAGTGTCATACGCACGAGAGAATAGGTTGGTTGATGGTTTACTCGTATCTCACGACCAAGACGGCACACTAAAAGCAGGAGCAGTAGATGGTGCTGGGGTGCTAGCTAGTAATGTAGTAGAAACAGCTAAAATCAAAGACGGGGCGGTGACACCGGAGAAACTATCAACTTCGCCTACTGGTTTTGGACTCCAAGAAATAGCTAGAACCACGCTGTCTAGTGCTAGTGATACTATTACTGTCAGCTCTATACCGACTAAGAAGTATTTGTTCATAAAAGCTGTGCTGATACCGACTGGAGGGAACATAACTGGGACACTCAAGCTAAACAACGATACTGGTACAAACTACACGATTAGATATGCGGACAATTTTGCTGGTGGTGGTTCAGCAAGCTTGACATCGCAAAGTCCAACTGGTTGGGCAGACAATGGTACGGCCTTTAATGTACTTGTTGCTGAAATAAAAATTGCGAATTTGGCAATTTATGAAAAAATGGCTGTTGGTACAATTTGGGGAGGCAATGTTGTTGGTGCTGCCAATGCGACAAACATAAGATATTGGAGTGGTAAATGGACAAATACTACCGACCAAATAAACCGTGTAGATATTATAAATTTTGGTACTGGCGATTACGCTGCAGGTAGTGAGGTCGTAATTTTAGGACACAATTAGTATGCCGAACAACGACAACCCTGAAACTATCGCCTACCGACTTACTCAAGTTGAGAACGCTGTTAAAGAGCTGACCAATAAGCTAGACGGTGTAATATCAGGCTTTGCAACTCATAAAGATATTGAGGCTGCTAAACAACAGGCTAAGCTTGAGCATGACGCAATTTATGAAAAGATTGCTGATGTCGAGACCGATGTTAATTCCTTAAAATCTCGTAATTGGGTTCACAATACTTTATCAGCTATTTTAGGCTCAATTTTAACTTTTTTGTTACTTTATTTTTTACAAGATGTTATTAAGTGAGGAGGTTTAGTAGATGACAAAAACAGAATTACAAAATAGGTTCAACGGTTTTTTAGCTCGCTGGATTGGCAAGAGGGTGGACACTGACGGCGTGCCGAGAGGAGCAGTTTACCAATGTGTTGACCTCGCCAAACTATTTCTTAATGAAGCTTTAGGCGTACCTTATGGGGCTTACGGTAATGCGATAGATTGGTGGTATCATACTGCCTCAGCAGTTTTAGCCAAAACTATCAAGATTGCTACAACTAATGTTGAAAAAGGCGACATCGTAATCTTTAGAGGTATTAACGGCAACCCTTATGGGCATATTGACGTGGCAACTGGCAATCAAACTAGCAGTGCAGTTGAGGTGGTAGAACAAAACGGCAGTACTGGCACAGGTAACGGACTAGGTGGCAACGCCATTAGAACTAGATACATCACGAAAAGCCGTGTGCCAGGTATTCTTAGACCTAAAACCTCTAGCCCTGCACCAGCCCCTCAGCCCTCAAAAATGCCACCAGTTGGTAGCAAGATACAGCTGATACCTGTTGTCACAAGAACAACTTACCGAGCAGGCACTACCACAGTTGCTGGCACAATCAGAGTTACAGGTAATGACTACATTTACCTAGTCAGGGGCTATGACCCCAAATATCAAAACAGAGTTCTCATTAATTCAAAATCAGCAGGAGGAAATGGTGTGAGCCTGGCACTTTTTTATACCTCTGGTGCGAACATTGGGAACTGGAAAGTAATTTAATAAGTAAAGGAGAAAGCAATGGACATCACAAGCTATGCGTTAGTAACATTTTTAGTAGTAGGTATGGTAGAGCTAATCAAGGCAGTTTTCGATAAGCAATACCGAACAGCTGTAATAATCTTGGGAGCTTCAGTTGTTGGAGCTGTTTGTGGTTATTTCGGTGTTCAGGGTTTGCCAGATGTTGCCACTGGCATTGCCGTTGGTTTAGCAGGCTCAGGCGTTGTAACAGCAGTATCTAAAGCTAGCACAGTCGTAGGTCAATAGATATGAACCGCCACTCAGAATCACACGATAGGTTTGTAGATTACTTTACCAAAGAACACGAACCGCCCTACCCAGAGGAAAGGGCTGAACGACTAGCCGAAGCAATCGCCAGACACGCCCTGCTTTGCGTAGAAAGTGCTGAGTGGCTCCAAAGACGAGTAGACCAGTTAGACGAGCTCACACAGGCTGAGATTGACTCAGACAGGGTATTCATAGGGCAACCTACTTTGTTTGAGTACAATCTTGGCGATAGAGAGGGTGAAGCCCTACCCCCTAGACTAGAGATTACCGAAACAGCTCAGGCTGATTTTGATAGAAACTGGGACAGATGGGAGTGAGTATTGGAAAAATACAAACTTTATCACGGCAGAGAGGTGCCAGAACGCCAAACATCTAATCATCATATAAATTGGCGACAGAAAGATTACAACACCCCTCACGAGAAGTTATATAGAAGCAGGCTAATATTACGCCTGCATAATCCAATCCACTCAGAACTGCACCGAGAACTCTACCCACCACCAAAACCGAGTAGGGAGCTGATGCAGATTATAAATAACCACCCTCTTGAAAGCCTTGAGCCTTATGAGAGGTTTCTTGAAATGACAGCTTTTATAGGTAACCTTGCCCTTACTTCGTGGAACGATGAGCGAGCTGATGAAGCTGGCAGAATTGCCGAGAACTATTTAGAACAAGACAAATACTTTAGGTATGGTTTAGTAGGTAAGGTTGATTGATTATGGAACGAGAACCCTCACCCATAATCAGATTACCAGCTACAACTGGCGACATTGAACTACATTGGTACAACAGCCTAGCCAGATATTTTGATGACAGCCAGTACAACCACATAGAGCATTACGAGGAAATAGACGGCGTAGAAAGAATTAGAGGGTTGCGAGTTTCTCAGTATGTCTTAGATTTACTTATGGAGAATGACTTCAGTTATCGTTACGACAAATACCCTGATGAAGCAACAGTAGAGTGGTTTATAAAATCAGAGATGACTTTGATGGAAACTGAGATTGAGAAGTTAGAATGAAAGCCTGCCCGATATGTAAAGAACTACACACTAAAGCTAAGTGTCCTTATAAATAAAAGTTTGTGATAATATAAACTCATGAAATTAGAAAAGTATGATCCAACCAAAGTCAGTAGGCTAAAAAAAACAATATATACATTCTTAGTTATTTTAATAGCACCATATACCTTGCTATTGAGTCTGTTCTTTGTACAGTACATCTGGACAGGCAGACCACCATTCAAGAAAAATACCGGCAAGCTAACAAGTTACAAGAAACTAAAAGACGAAAATAAGTAAGTTACCATCGCAAGCGACAAACATTTGCACACTAAAACGATTTAGAGTATAATAGTAGCTACAATCACCCAGATCACGGACCGAGCGAGAGCAAGGGCCGTGTTTTTCGCGTCTCAATAAACTCTTATTTAAAAACTTATGTAACACGGTACAAGTAGGTTACCGAGAGTTAGCTATTGTCTAAAAAAGCTAATCACCTACTGAACAAACTTAGTTCACTTTGAGTGTAGAGTGTTTAGGGGAGGTGGCACATTGTAACTCCCCCGACCTGCTATGCACTTGAGGGTTAGAAGTGAAACTATGGAAGTGGGAAATAAAAGATCTTGCACTACCTCTGACGATGGGGGACTGAGATAAAACTCTGGTAGTGTGGTGTTGTACAAGCACCTCTCTAATACCAAATAGATACAGATATAAAGAGATAAACAAAGATGTTAGGCTATGAATGTAAATACGGTAGCCCAAACACTAAGAGCAAGCGCCCTAGAGACAATGCTTCATGTTACATAAGTCATCTTAATAAAACCTGCTACCTACTGGAACTAATACCGAGCAGGGAGTATTCCTATTGTTAACAGTTATGGTTTACATTTATTAAGTTAAAGGTTAATATGTATCATTCACTACAGATTAAAGACAGTTTAAGTCTCAGAGAGGTATCTATGCGCAGGCTAGTAGACCTGTTTAGTATTGAGTATGTTCGTTTCAAAAACCTTAGTGGCAGAACAGAGGAAGGTTATCGGACAGCAGTTGCGAGTTTATTAAATGTAATAGGCGAAGTAACCTCTAAGCAAATAACTTCAAAAGATATAAAGGAGTGGCATAATTACATGCTAGAGAATAACTATGCAATGGGAACCATCAGGAGTCATCTTTCTAGGATTAAGAACTTGTTTGAGTGGTCTAATTCTAAGGGCTTAACGAACTTTCCTGTTAACGACATAATTTATCCGAAGACTACAATAACACCGCCTCGTTTTGTTACAACCGAAGATGTTAGTCAAATGATAAAAGTAACGACCAAAGGCAGAGATAAAGCGGTAATATCGTTGCTTTATGCATCAGGACTACGATCTAGTGAGCTGTCTGGGCTTAATAGAAGCTCTCTAACAGGCAATCAATTACAAATACTAGGCAAAGGTCATAAATACCGTTTAGGCTTCATAGACGCTCGTACAGCCTTTCTGATAGCTACCTACCTAGACGGTCGCAACGACAACCTAGCACCACTTTTTATAACAAATCGTGGTACTCGTTTAGAAAAAGAAATTATTGCTAGAATTGTAAAAACAGCCGTACTCAGCGCTGGTTTAGATGAGTCAGTAACCCCACACACCCTAAGGCACGGTTACGCAACAAACCTACTCAGAAATGGTTGTAACCTCAGATATATTCAAGAATTACTTGGCCATAGTAATATTCAGACAACTATGCTCTATACGCATGTGTTGGATGATGACTTATCCACAAATTATAAGAGGTACCACAGCATATAGCGCATAATGCTATTGACAAGCTAGAAACTGTGGCGTATAATCTTAAGCAGTACTTTTACAGTTCAAAGTTCAATAAAAATCTCAAGCGGATTTAACTGAGTTCTGTTATATCACCCTTCATATAAAAGGCACTATAACTTAACAAATACATACCGAGCATTATACCACAGACCCGCTAGAGAAAGCGGGTTTTTTAATTCGGTCCGTGATCTGGGTGATTGCGAACCGAATAGAGAAACCAAGTCAGGTACTAGCGCGGGCGGATCATCAGCGGCCTAGTAGCGAGCAGGAATCTCGTCATTCTGGAGTGGAGTCCAGAGAAGTGTTGCCAGACAGCCGACAGTCTGATTACAAAAAACGGAGTCCATTAAAAAAAGGGGGTACGGTTCATTCGTACAGCATTACGACTGACGCTAGTCATCTTACTGGTGAACATAGCGACAGCACACGCAGCTCCCCAGAACCTTAACAATCAGGTTACAACAACTGAGCAAGCCGAGCAGGTTGTTGAAAAAGAGGAGCGCCCTGTGGAAGTGGTTACGCCACCAAAGCAGGAAGAACCGCCAAAGGCAGTAGAACAGCCTAAAGCGGTTGAGAAGCCGATAATAAAGCCGGCAACACCAAAAGCACCAGTCGCAAAAGCTACTGGCACTAAAGAACAGTGGATGGCTCAGGCAGGAATCCCGAATTCTGAATGGAAATATGTTGACTACATAGTCAGCAAAGAATCGGGTTGGAATCCTAACGCAGTCAACAAAAGTTCTGGTGCATGTGGTTTGGTGCAAAGCCTTCCTTGCAGTAAGTTAGGCACAAATTGGCGCAATCCAGTACATGCTCTTATATGGCAGAAGAACTATGTAAAAGCGCGTTACGGCGGATATGCACAAGCATACGCATTCTGGGTAGCTAATCACTGGTACTAGGTGAAAACAAGGGGGAGCAATCCCCCTATCAAGTTAATAGCTGTTGGTTCATTGAGGGGGTTCTAGGGGTTTTGCTTGAGAAAGCGACCCTCTCAACGAGCCAATAGCATGAAAGGGGTAAGCACATGCTAACTTATTTTGAACAAAAGGTTCTGCCTAGCCTATACAAGCTAGAAGAAACCGTAGGCATAAGAAAGAAAGTTGAGGTTAAGTATGAAGAATCTAACACGCAAACAATTGTTAGCAAAGCCGACTACTACGACGGCTACGAGATCAGTTTCTACGAACCGACCGACGATCAAACAGCACCGTTTTAAGTGCTGGAGTTGTAACAAACCTAACAATAATTGGTTCAGACTATGCGAACAATGTGACGCAGAGCTGGACAGATGGGAGAAAGGCTAATGGACGAAGAATATAAATCACTCATAGAGAGACTAATCTTAGCAAAGTTAGAATCAGAGCTAGTAAAGACTGACGACATAAACATAATTAAACTTTATGTTAAGAAACAAGCGAAAAAACTAGACAGAAAGCTAGAGAAATTAGAGAAAGCTAAATAATGGAAAATACAACACATTACAACGGGGAAGTGGAACTGATATTTGACCCACAAAAACACCGCTATACCATTAACGGCAAACCTACTAAAGGTGTTACTACCGTACTACAAAGGCTAAATAAGCCAGCTCTAGTAGTCTGGGCGGCTAGTGAGGCTAAAAAATATATAGAAGCCAACCTAAAGCCTGGAGTAGCCCTCGATGAGGTAGAGATTCAGCAACTAGCCAAAGACGCAATGTGGGCGCACCGTAACCGCAAGGACACGGCGGCTGAGATGGGTACATTCGTCCATCAGTTTTTACAAGACTGGATTGAGGGGAATCCCCAACCAATGCCGATCAACCCGCAATTACAGAAGGCGGTAAACGCTTTTATCAAGTGGTATGAGAAACAAACTATGGAAGGTAATTGTGAACAACGCCTTTGTAGCCCAACGCTTAGTCTAGCCGGAACAGTAGACTTTGTTGGTCAACTAGATGGTAAACTGACAATCCTAGACTGGAAAAGTGGATCTGGCATATACCCAGAGTACCTATACCAGATGGGGGCATACGCCGAGATGTACGAAGAAGAGTTTGGTCAAAAGATAGAGCAAGTAGGGGTGATCAATTGTTCAGTCAAAGCACCATTTAAAACTTACTTTACGAGTGAAGTACAACCACTAAAAGATATTTACAAAGACTTACTAAGTCTAGATAGCAAATTAACAACTATAGAAGAAAGGATGAAATAATGAAAGACAAGATAACAATTAAAGCCAATAATGGCATAAACAGAGTAAAAAGGTTTACAAAAAATGTAGAGACATTTGTACAAGCCGTATCGATGCTAGTGCTAACGACCTTTGCATTCTGGTCAACTAGGCAACTACAACTTAACCAGATGGTTCGTTATGTGGTAGTAACGGCATTAGTAATAATCGGTCTGAGGGGAATGTATGAATTTGTACGCTTCCTAGACGCAGAAAGGAAATAAAATGCCAGCACAAGAGTACACCATTAAACAAGTCAGCCAACAAGAGCCGAAACGCTACGAAGGCAAGTATGGCGTGACGCTGTACTACAAAGTACGGTTTGAAGGTAGCGATGAAACGGTAGAAATCGGTCGTAAAGAAGGCAACCCACCAAAAGAAGGTGACAGGCTTTATGGCCAAATTGAAGAAACCGAATATGGCCAGAAGTTTAAAGCCGAACGCAGACCATTTGAGGCACACAGAGCTGGCAATAAGCCTCTGCGTGATGATTCGGCTATACAAGCCCAGTTTGCAATAAAAACCGCTATAGCCTACCTCGACAACGACGAGCAGGCAACACTAGATACTGTAGAACAGTACGCTAAAGACTTCTTCGCCATGATTGAACGAGTCAAGAACAGTACACAGAAGCCTAGCCTAAAACAGCAATGGGACAAGACACTAGAGGCTAAGAACGAAGATAGTCCAATACCTAACGACGAAGTACCGTTAGAGGCTTACGAAGATATTGGACTAGATACAGAGGTTGATTTAAATAATATACCGTTCTAAAAGGGGGAAATAATGGGTATGAGGAACAGATTGATAAGAATTGACGCATATATAGGTTTTGACGATGAAGATTCACCGCGCAAACGAGAGCAGTTTTTATTTAATATTGCTAACGATGAACTAGATGATATGCCAACCATTGTTACAAGAGATTTAGAAGATGCGATAGCAAACATCATCAACGAGGTTGAGTCATGATACAGCAGACAAGCTTAGAAGCATATTTTTCAGAGGTAAAGCCTCACATCAACCATAACCAGAAGCTAGTCCTAGAAGCGATAGTATCAATTGGGCCAGCTAGTAATAAGCAGATTGCCGAGCACATGGGCTGGCAGATAAATTCAATCACGCCAAGAGTCTTGGAGTTACGCAAGAAAAAACTGGTAGAACTAGCTTATGTTGGCCACGATCTAGCCGGACGAAAGTGTAACTACTGGAAAGCTACAGAAACAAAAGACGACATGCTAGAACAGGACTGTGCATGAGCTTGCCAGTGCCGACTGAAGAAGTAGAGCAAATGGCATTAGTCCAGTACTTAGAGCTAAAAGGACATAAGTTTACGGCCATACCAAACAGTACTTACACGACTAGCTGGAAGCAGAAGGCCAAAAACAAACAATCAAGTTTCTGGAAACGATTCCCGAAATCAGACGGGCACTGGCAACTGACGTTCAGGCCGCCCTTGATGGTGATCCAGCAGCAACCTGCGCTGATGAAATCATCTTCTGCTATCCTGGCCTGGAAGCCATCTCTATT